TTTCTAGTTGTTTGAGTTTTAGTTTCACCTAACATTTGGTCGATAAAACTTCTGGCGTTTATATCAATTGCATTTTTATCACCTAACTGTGAACGTGTTTCTTGTAATGTTTTTATAATATTTGCTTGAGCATCCTTACTTAAACCCTGTAATTGAACTCCAGCTTTAGTTAAATAATTTGATAACGCGTCTGTTGTTGAAACGTCTTTATTTGCAATATCTTTAAATAATGATTTTACGTCGTCAAAAGAATCGGTAAGTGTATCTCTAACTTTTTGTGGAGAACTAAAGTTTTTAGATAATGCTCCCGTTAAACTTGAAGATAATTTTCTAATAGCTTCTGAACCAGTTAAGACATCTTTTTGTGTTACCGCTCCCCCTAAAACTGCAGACTTAATTGCCGAAACATTACCAGCAATATCCGCGCTAATAGTCATTTGAGATTTTGCAATCTCTTCCATTGTTTTAGGACCTTCTTTTTGTTCTTTAATTAACTTATCAAATTCGTCTTGAGTAAGTTCAGAAAGTTTTCTTGTTTCTAATTCTCCTTTTTCATTTGTAAGTTTAACTTCATACTGTCCACCTTCACCCATTTTAGCAATGTTTGCCAAATATTGTTTGTCTTCTTCACTTCCAAGTTTAAGTCCTGCAGCGTTAATAGATGAAAGTCTTTGGTCTAATTCAGCCGCGGCTAGTCCCATTTTACTCATCTCTTTAGCACTAACACCAGTTTGTTGCTCCATCTCTCTAAGAGTTAACACACCTTGTGGGTTAATCTTGAAAGTTTTTGTTTTTTCGTCAAAATAGGTAAATTGTTTTGCAACATCTGCCAAACTATTTTGAAGCCCTGATGGGTCATTGATAGATTGGTTCATTAATTGGAATGGGTCTGCAAGAGCTCCTGCACTAACGCCTAATCTTTGAAAAGCCGCGGCTACTTCAATAGCACCTTCAGGATTTAATACTTTATCCGCAAGTCTAAACGTTTCCCCCATATCAAACCTCAACATTGAAGCTTGAGCCGCCATTTTGGTTAAACCTTGAACCCCTCCCTCAAATTGGTAACGATTCATTTGTTCCATGTTACTTCTAACGTCCGCCATCACTTGTTTGGTGTTTCCACCTATACTACGAACATAGTTAACTGAATCTTCTAATTGTTTACCAACTTGTTCAATTCCAACACCAACATTTAAAAATCCATCTGCAATTTCTTTAACACTTCCACCAATTACTTTAGTACTGGCATATAACTTCTGAACATCTTCAGTATTTGCAACAACGTTTCTTCTTGAGGCTTCTGCAATTTGACCAATAGTTTCACCAACAGCACCTAAATCTCCACCTAATCTAACAACATTAGGAAGAGCATCTGTAAGAGCAACTTTAACTTCATTAATTCGTTCTCTACTCTGACCAAACGTATTATTAACTTCACGAGCAACCGAACCAACTCTTTCAAACGCGTCAACAAAATCGGCAGCATTTAAAGTTGCCGCATTTTTTATTTCATCTGCAATTTGTCCTGGGGTCTTTTGGGTTTCGTCTGCCATAATTTTATTCTGTTAGATATTATATAAATACAAAAGGACTGATTTTTCAGTCCTTTTTATTGTCTTCAATCCATTTATCTAATAAATACTTTCTCATAAAGAGTGGCATAATTAGAAAATCTTGATACGATATGTTTAATAGTGTCGATAAATAGTAATACTCATCGAGCTGACTTTTCCTATAATCAGAAGAAAGGACGAAAAAAGTCCACCCCAAAACCGACATTAACTGTCAATCTATCTCCTGATGGGGTCATTACTACTCTTGTCATATCCAATCTTGGCTCATTCTCACTCATAAAGTTTCTTATGAATTTTGAATCAGCGATTGGCATCTGCTCTATAAATTTGGCGATTTCGCCTTTATCGGTTGAACCGTTTGCTTCAACAATTTCTTTTTGAAGTCTTAATGTAATCTTTGGGGCCACTCTACCTACAGGGTATGAATCAGCAATTCTTTGGTTTTCTAAAATTTCACCATAAGTCATTGGTTTTAACTTAACCGTTGTTTGTGATTTTGGTAAAGTTGTAATAAACGTACCATCTTCATTTGGTGTTTGTCCTTGTAAAATTGATAATTGTTCTAATGATACAGTTGTCTTAAATGATTTTCTTGTTGTTGGGTCAGTTAATGTAACTTCCATTTCAGGACCAAACGCCGTGTTTCTTAAAAAGATTAAGATAGCTTCAACATCACCTTCTAACATCTCCTCAACTCGTAAGTCTGGTTCGTAAATTTTAGTTCTTAAAAGATTTGGTGTCATATCTTCACCACCAGCCATTAGTAAGTTTTCATCATTGGCAGTTAAATAACCGACTTTGACTGATTTCTTTTTGTTTTTGTAGAATATACCTTGAGATGGTAATGGCACCACGTCATGAGGAAGGGAGAAATTTGCCTGTCCGTATTCTTTTGATTGATTATCCATATAAAAAATTAACCGTAAAGTTTATGTGCTTTACGGTTAAATATAATAGTTCTAAATTTTTTATAAATAGTATTAGTAAACTAACACACATCTATCCATTCTTAAAGTTGCTGCGATTGTCGCTAAAGCATCTGTATTGTAGGCCAATGCGTTGAAGTTAACATCTGTCAAGAATGTTCCATAAAGAATCCATTTCTCAACAACAACTCCTGTTGGGTCCAACATCTCAAGGTCAATATCTTTCTTATAACCTGCAGCGTATCCCATACGGCCTGTTACTGATTCCGCATGTAAACGTACCCACTCCATAAGAGCTTGTGACGCAGATGGGCCAATTGGGTCTCTAAAGACTACGTTAATTGTTTGCCAGTTGAATCTACCTGCAACATAAGTTGAGGTGTTCAAAAACGGAATTTCCGTTGCTGCGATTGTGATATGCGGTCTAGATGCAGATTCTACAAACCACTCATTAATTCCTAAACTCGATGGAAACCTTAAAATGAATCGGTTTTGACGTTTCGGTTCATAAGGAATCGGCATTTTCATCAGTAAATCAGCCATATTATTTAAATTTTGTTTCTATGTTTATAACGATAAATATATCCTGTTTCAAAAATTTTTCTATTTACTTAAATTTTTAAAAATTGTATTCTTAACTAGACTTCTTTTTTAATGCCTCCAGTTGTAGAATATGTTCTTACTATATTATCTGGTTTATCTTTAAAATGTTTTTTCATTACTTCTATATTCTTTGGGTCATCGTCTGAAAAGCCTATAGATGGTTCTTTAGGAATAAAGTTATTATTAACATCATTCTTTAAAAAAGCCTTTTTGTTTAATACTGCAGCCATTCCTTTAATATAACTTACAAAATCATCCATTGCACGGACCTTCGCCTCTTCAGGATTTTGGGCTCCTTTTTCATCACCAAAAGAAACGGGGTGGTACTTATTAAGTTCTAAATATGACTTGATTAGTTCATCATCACTCATTTCATCCTCATCAGTAAACGACCTATATTTTTTAAGATTTTTAAGAAGTTCTTCTTTATTTATCCCATTATAATCATTTATGATGTAGTTATAAACGGCTTGCTTTAAAGTATTTGGATTATGTCCTCTTGCAGTAATAATTGAAAATATTGAACCATTATTAATTGCTTCTCTAAAATCATCAAATGCTGGTCCTTCTTTGGCTCTCATTGAGTCGATTAAAAAATCTTTGTCTCCCTCAGTTCTAAAGTTTCTAAATGGGTCGTTAGCAAAACCAACAATTTTCTCACCTTTATATTCAAAAGGTTCCTTACCTAAATGGTGTCTATGTTCCGCAAAGTCATCAGTTGACATACCTACTTCATCACCGTCTTCTGTTTTAACAATGATTTTTGTTGGCATGTGTACAATATTATCGTCCCAATCAAATGCATAATATTTCATGTCTGGTGAACCCTTATCCTTAAACCCCTCTATTAATTTTTCTCTCATTTGGCTAAAGGGGGGATTTAACTCCCCCCATAATTTTTATTAGATATTTTCAAACGAAGCTCCTGTTGGAGTGATGAAGAATTCAATGTCGATGAATTCTAACGCCTTCGTAGGTTTTAAGTAGATTTTACCTGTTAAAGTGTTTCTATCTAAGTCTTCAGGTGTTGAAGAAACTGTTACACGGAAATCGTATAAACCTCTGTCTCTTCTGATT